AAGAGGGGCTGATACGGGCGGTGAATCCTGAGACGTTCCGGGAAGCCTGGATGCATGGATGGTGTTTTGAAAATACGCTGGAAGTGCAGAGAGAACGGGAAGCAACGAGTACACAGTATGATAATCGGTACGACGAATATATGAGCAAGTACGGCGGATAGCAGTAACCGGGGAGGTTGTAGTGGTTGGAAAATGGCATGAATTGAAAACGGATGCAGACCTATTCCGTGGGGTTATTACCGGCGCCAAGGGGTATGAAATCAGATTTGATGACCGTAATTTTTGTGAGAATGATGTGCTGGTGCTGCGGGAAACGGTGTACACCGGGGAAGAAATGAAGAGCGGGAAGCCGCTGGAATATACCGGGCGGGTGCAGATCAGGGTGATATCGCATATCTTGCGCGGGCCGGTATACGGGTTAAAGGAGGGGTGGGTAATTTTATCATTCGCCCTCCGGAAAACGCCGGATATGGAATTTGAACTGGGCGGGTTAATATAGCATCACCGGGTTCGCGGTTGGGGGTGGCCACCTCTGAGCGTGGATAGATAGAAAAAGAGAAACGGACGGCATGTAGGTGCCTACACACCTGATTTGCCGTCCGTTTCTTTTTGCCCGGAATGTGGAGGGCGAATGATTATTCGCCCCTACGGGGTGGAAACAGAGAGGGTGCGGGTGTGAATCAGCGGCGATGGAAAAAGGTGCACGGGATGTTACGGCGGGTGATGCGACTGTTCGCGCCGCCGTCCCGGATGACGGTCAGCGAGTGGGCTGACCAGCGCCGGTTTTTGTCGCCCGAGGCGTCGAGCATGGCCGCGCATGGACCGGTCAAGTGGGACACCGGACTGGCGCCGTACCAGCGGGAAATGATGGATGTCATCTGCGACCCGGCGTACCACGAGGAGACCATCAAGGGGTCCAGCCAGTGGGGGAAAACCGAAGTGCTCCTGAACATCATCGGGAGCCGCATCGACCTGGCGCCCTGCCCCATGCTACTGGTCGAGCCGACGGCGAAACCCATGGCGGAAGCGGTGAGCAAAGACAGAATCGCGCCGATGCTCCGGGACACGCCCTGTTTGCGGGGGAAAGTGAAAGAGGCGAAATCACGGGACGCGGACAATACCACGCTGCACAAGCGGTTCAACGGCGGGCACCTGACCATCGGCGGCGCGAATTCGGCGTCGAACCTGGCCTCGCGGCCCATCCAGGTGGTGCTGTTCGATGAGGTGGACCGGTTCCCGGTGAGCGCGGGGCAGGAAGGCGACCCGATTGCCATCGCCAAGAAGAGAATGGCGACCTACTGGAACTGGTTCGCCATCTATGTGTCTTCGCCGACCATCGAGGAAATCAGCCGCATCGAGAAAAGCTGGCTGCTGAGCGACCAGCGGCGGTACTGGGTGAAATGCCGGCACTGCGGGGGAATGCACCTGCTGGAATGGAAAAACGTGGTGTGGGAGACCGACAAGGACGGGACCCATCATCCGGAGACCGCTGCGCATGCCTGCCCCTTGTGCGGGGCGCTCCAGACCGACGCCGAACTGCGCGGGATGCTGGCCGGCGGCGAGTGGCGGAAAGGCCGTCCGGAGGTGAAAGGGCACGCGGGATTCCACATCAACGAGCTGTATTCGCCCTGGCGGACGTTCGCCGAGACGGTGGCGGATTTTCTGGAGGCGAAAGAGGACCCGGAGCGGCTCAAGGTCTGGGTGAACACGGCGATGGGCGAGTGCTGGAAAGAGGGGAAGGACATCGGCGAGGCGGAGAAGCTGCTGGAACTCCGGGAGCAGTACGACGCCGCAATCGTGCCGATGGAGGCCGCGATAATCACCGTGGGCGTGGATGTCCAGGACAACCGGCTGGAACTGGAGGCGGTGGCCTGGGGCCTGGGCGAGGAAAACTGGGCGCTGGAGTATGTGGTGATACCCGGGGATCCCGGCATCAAGGGGAGCGTGGAGAACCCGGGCGTGTGGGAAAAACTGGATGCCTATCTGGCCAAGCGTTTTGTGCATGAGAGCGGGTTGCAGCTCCGGATTACCGCGGCGGGGGTGGACACCGGCGGGCATCATACCAAGGATGCGTACGAGTACTGCAGACGGAATGCGGGGCGGAGAGTGTACGCCCTAAAAGGCCGCCAAGGACAGGGAGTCGCCATGACCACTCGTCCGGTGAAGAACGCCAAGGAGCGGGTGGAACTGTACCACATCGGCGTGGACACGGTAAAGGACAATTTGAAATCGCAGCTGGAGCGGACCATGAAGGCGGCGGCGGGCGAAGAGGAATACGGGCCCGGGTGCAACCACTGGCCGTACACGTACGAACGGGATTGGTTCGACAGGTATCTGAGCGAGCGCGTGAGTTACCGCATCGTGCGCGGGCAGAAGGTCCGGAGCTGGGTGAAGAAAAAAGAGAACGCCCGGAATGAGCCGTGGGACTGCCGGGTGTATGCCTCGGCGGCGCTCAAAATCGCGTACGCGGGGCAGGTTGACGCCTGGGTGAATGTGGTGCGGGCAAAGGCGAGCGGGAATGTGACGGCGCCGGTGATGGTGGGGAACCGGAGACGGAAGCGGGTGCGGAGTCAGGGAGTGGCGGCGTAAAGGCACTCACCCCCTGGCCCCCTCTCTCCCGCTGAAAAGACGCGGGAAAGAGGGGGAATAATAAGAAAGGTTTTGGAAATGGCGGGAATAACACAGGCGGAAGCGGAAGCAAAACTGGCGGAATACCTTGCCGCGGAGACGGCGATAAATACCGCCGGCCAAGATTATACCATAAAGGACCGGAGATTTACCCGGGCTGATCTCAAAGAAATCCGGGAAGGGATAAAATTTTGGAATGGGATGGTAAAAGAGCTTTCCCGCGGTCAGAGCGGGCGGCGGGTGAGGGGCTGCACGCCGATGGATTGAGGGGGCGAATGATTATTCGCCCCTACGGGGGGAACGGGTAGGCGGGATTATCGGAGAATGGGAACGGGTAAACGGAAATTTTGCATAGAGCGGGAGCGGGGATGAGACGGCTGAAGATACAGGAAAACCTGATTGACAAGGCGGTGCAGTTCGTGGCGCCGCAGTGGGGCGCGCGGCGGAGGCAGGCCCGGATGACGATGGCGATATCGGACGCCTATATCGCGGGACGGTCGGACCGGAGGGCGCTGAAACATTATCAGCCGGGCAGCGGGTCGCCGGACTCCGATATCAATGGGGGCCTGGACACCATGCGCGCCCGCAGCCGTGACCTGGCCCGGAACAACCCGGTGGGCGGCGGGGCCATCCACACCGCGGTGAACCATACCGTGGGGACCGGGCTGGCGCTCATCCCGAAACTGGACCGTAAAATCCTGGGCATAAGCGCGGAGGAGGCGAAGGCGCGGGAAGAGGAAATCGGGATATACTGGCGGATATTCCTGGAGGAGTGCGACTTCTACCGGAAACTGGATGTGTACGGCCAGCAGGGGTTGGCGTTGCGGAGCGCGCTGGAAAACGGCGACCTGGTGGCGATACTGCCCTGGCGAAAATATCCGGGGAACGTGTTCGGGACGAAAATACAACTGGTCGAGGGGGACCGTCTCGGGAATCCGGGATTCCGGGCTGACTCGCTGGACTGGTCCGGAGGAGTGCACCTGGACGGCAGCGGGGTGCCGATTGGGTACAACATCAAGAGCTATCATCCCGGGGACATCAAGGCGGGGCTAAACCGGAAAGAACAGGAATATCCGGCGTATGATTCGCTCGGGCTGCGGCGGACGCTGCATATGTACTGGCAACTCCGGGTGGACCAGCACCGGGGCGTGCCGTACCTGGCGCCGGTGGTCGAGGTCATCAAGCAACTCGGGACGTTCACCGACGCCGAACTCCAGGGCGCGGTGGTCGCCGCGATGTTCACGGTGTTCACCAAAACCGAGGGGCGCGAGGGACTGGACCCCTCTGATTTGCTGGCCGGCGACGGGGAGACGAAATCGAGCGACGGGGATCTCCAGCTCAAGAGCGGGATGGTGGTGGACCTGGCTCCCGGCGAGGACGTGGTCATCGCCAACCCGGGGCGGCCGAATCCGCAGTTCGACCCGTTTGTGCAGGCGCTCTGCCGTCAGGTGGGAATGGCGCTGGAAATCCCGTACGAGGTGCTCATCAAGCATTTTACGGCGAGCTATTCGGCATCGAGGGCGGCGCTCCTGGAACTGTGGAAGTTCGTGACGGCGCGCCGGGCCTGGCTGGTCCGGGAATTTTGCCAGCCGGTGTACGAGGTGTTTATGTGGGAGCTGGTCAGCTCCGGATATGTGAATTTGCCGGGTTTCCTGCAGGACCCGGTGGCGCGCCGGGGGTACCTGGCCGCGGAATGGATTGGCGACGCCATGCCCACGGTGGACCCGGTGAAGGACATCCAGGCGGCGGCACTGCGGATGGAAAACGACCTCACCACCCACGAGGAGGAAAGCATGGCGCTCACCGGGCGGGAGTGGCTGCCGAAGGTGGAGCAGATGAAATACGAGCGGGAATTGCTGGGAAGTCAGGAGCCAGGAGTCAGGAGTCAGGAGAAAAACGGGGAAGAAAAAGAAGAAGAAGGCAAAAACGACAAAAAGGACATAGAGGAAGAGTGAGGCGGGGATGAAACAGGCGAGACATATCATCGAGGCGCTGCTGGCGCCCTGGGCGATTCTGCCGGAGATGTACGGGCAGATGCTGGCGATATACGAGCGCTGGGCGCGCGGGGAAAAACTCTCGCCGGAACTGCGCGGGGAAATCGAGGCAGCCATCGGGAAGCCGCTGAAAAACGAGCAGGCGCGGTATGAGGTGACGCCGGAGGGGGTCGCGGTGATACCGGTGCAGGGGGTCATCTCCAAGCGGATGGGGATGTTCGCCGACATCTCGGGCGGAGTGAGCACGCAGGCCATCGCCGCCGATTTCCGGGAAGCGCTGGGGCGCGCGGATGTGCAGGCGATTATGCTGGATGTGGACTCCCCGGGTGGTGCGGTGGACGGGACGCAGGAGCTGGCGATGGAGATTTTTCAGGCCCGGGGAATGAAGCCGCTGGCGACGTTCGCGGACGGACTCATGGCGAGCGCGGCCACCTGGGTTGGCACGGGAGCCGACGAGGTGTACCTGAGCGCGGAAACCGCGAGGGCCGGGAGCATCGGCGTGGTGATGGTCCACCGGGATTATTCGCGGGCCTACGACGCCGAGGGAATCACCAACACCGTGCTGAGCGCCGGGAAATACAAGGCGGTCGGAAACCAGTACGAGCCGCTGGGCAAAGAGGGGCGCAAGATTTTCCAGGAGGACCTGGATTACATTTATTCGCTGTTTGTCAATGCCGTGGCGGGAAACCGCGGGGCGACCGTGGAGCGGGTCCTGGAGGACATGGCCGAGGGCCGGATGTTCTCCGGCAGCCAGGCGGTGAAAGCGGGGCTGGTGGATGGAATCAAAAGCAGGGATGAGGTGATAAGGGGGCTGGTGGAAAGAGCGGGAAAAATGGGAGGTCTGGGAAGCATGGGAAGCCTGAAGAGCGGGGCGAACCATAAACCGGGCGGGGACGCCCAGAAAGCAGGAGGGAACAGGATGGATTTGGAAACCTTGAAAAAGGATCACCCGGAGCTGTACGCAATGGTGATGGCCGAGGGGCAGGCGCTCGGGGTGGCCGAGGGCAGGGCCGCCGGAGTCGAGGAGGGCCGGACGCTGGGCGCGGCAGCCGAACGGGAACGCATCCAGGGCGTGCGGGCGCAGTGCATCAAGGGGCACGAGGCGCTCATCGAGCAGCTCGCGTTCGACGGGAAAACCACGGGGCCGGAAGCCGCGGTGCAGGTGCTGGCCGCCGAGAAGACCGCGCGGGAGAAGGTGCTCCAGAAGCTGGCGACCGAAGCGCCGAACGCGGCCGCGGCGAGTATGAGCGCGGCGGAGGAGAATGACCGGCTGGCGCTGGAGAAGCCTACGGGCGAGGCGGCCTGGAAAGCGGAATACGCCAAGTCCGAGGACCTGCAGGCGGAGTTCCGGACCGAGGGAGCGTACCTCGCATACCGGAAGGCCGAGGAGGACGGGAGGGCGAAAATCCTCCGGAAATAAGGGAAGGCACAGAGGCACAGAGGCACAAAGGCACAAAGGGAAGAAGAAAAATACAAAGGAGGAAGCGGTGAAACGAATTTTGACGGTGGGAATGCTGGTGCTGATGGCGCTGGCGATGATGGCCGGGATTGCGCAGGCCAGTACGGTTTTCGCGGAGAATCCGGCGGCTCACGGGCTGATGGTGAGCGCGGCGGTGTTCGCGCTGCTTGCCGCGGCGGGGCTGTTGCTGCCGGTGCTGGGGACCACGCTGGCGGTGAATGAGCGGAGAACATATGAACTGGGCGATATCGAAGAATACGGGGTGATCGCATCGGACATCATATACGAAGGCGCGGCGGTGGGCGACAATGGGAGCGGGTATGCGAGGCCGCTCGTCGCAGGGGATCCGTTCCTGGGATTTGCCGAAAGTAAAGCCGATAATTCGGCAACGGCCACGGACGGGTACATAAGGGTTCGAGTGTTGCCAAGAGGAAAAGTTAGGTTGCCGATCACCAGCCTGGCCATCACCGACCGTGGTAAGAGCGTGTACGCGAGCGACGACAACACGTTTACGCTGACCAAGGGATCGAATACCTATATCGGATACGTGGAACGATGGGATGTTTCCGGGTACGGAATTGTGGTGTATGACGCTTCTCCAGAACGGGATACGGTGGGCGCGTTCGGGAGCACGACCTCCAAGATGGGGAATACCATTTCCTCGGCGCGGACCTCCCGGAAAAATTTCTACGGCGACGACGGGGCCGCGGCGCTTACGGCGGGAGCCTACCGTACCCTGCTGGGGCGGCTGCTGGTCAATAATGCCATTGCCAGCGGGGACACCTCCATTTTCGGGGCCGAAGGACACCTGAAGGTTAACGCCGACATTACCACCAGCGCTCACCAGGGCGGCCTGATTGGAAAGACCGAGGTGGTCGCCGGGAAAACGCTGACCTCCATGGTGACCGGCGTGATGGGGTCTGTCGAACTGCCCTCCACCGCGGTGATTGCGAGCGGGTATGTGCTCTCGGCGTTCCGGGCCTGGGCGCAGGACCTGGGTGGCACCCACACCGGCAAGGCGGCGATTTTCGATATTCCGAATCCGGTCAGCGGCACCTGGGATTTCTTCTTCCACATGGGGAGCGCGCCGGGAGGAATGGAGGCGAAAGCCACTGCATTGAGCGAACTGACCTCCAGTCACCGGCTTATCTGCCGGATCAACACCACCACGGTGTATATCCCGATTATGACGACCTGGTCGTAAGGGAAGGCACTGAGGGAAAAAAAGAAAAATTATGGGGAGGAGAATATGAGAGTCAAGAATGAGGAGCACCGTGAAATCATTTTGCTGGCCTTGAGCCAGCTTCCCCTGAAGGGCACTCCGGAACAGATACGCGGGGCGCTGCGGGAAGTGGAAGAGGTTGTCGTGGCGGTGAAAACGGCGGAAGTGGAAGAGCCGGATCCGGCGCTCGACCTGAATGAGGCGGTGAAGAACGGGGATTTCAAAGTGCTCGGTATTGAGAAAACATAGAAAGCATACACATCATACGTGGAGGGTATAACGGTGGAGAGATTTCAGAAACTTTCCAGCCGGGCGATTATCGGGCGCTTTTTCGAGCGCCTGGCCCTGGCGCCGAAAATCGAACTGGTCGATGCCATCTCGGGGGCGCCGTACGACTCCGACCAGGCGTCGGAGGAGTATCCCTGGCTGGGCATGACCCCGGTCATGCGGGAATGGATAGGAGGCCGTCAGGCAAAATCCCTGCGGGAATCCAGCCTCACCATCAAGAACAAAAAATTCGAAGCCACCCTGGAGATTCTGCTGGATGACATCCGGCGGAACAAAACCGCGCAGCTCATGACCCGGGTGGACGAACTGGCGCTGAGGGCGGAAGACTCCCACTGGCTGAGCCTGCTCTGCACGCTCATCCTGGCCGGGGAAAGCACCGTCTGTTACGACGGGGATTATTTCTTCGGAACGGCGCATGCCGAGGGCGATTCCGGCACGCAGGCCAACCTGGTATCCATCGATATTTCCGCGCTGGCAACGAGCGTGCATGGGTCCACCACGAATCCCTCCGCCGGCGAAATGAGCCTTTGTATTCAGCGGGCGGTGCAGACCCTCATGGGTCTGAAGGATGACCACGGGGAGCCGTTCAACGAGACCGCCACGCAGTTCAAGGTGGTCGCGGGAACGAATCTCCTGGAACCGATTACCGCGGCGCTGAGCAATCAGTTCATTTCCTCGGGGGAACAAAACACCCTGGTGAACAACGGGAAGTATCAGGTTACCGCGGATTTCAGTGCCCGGCTTACCACACTGACCACGAAGTTCGATGTTTACCGCACCGATGGCGCGGTGAAACCGTTCATCCGTCAGGAGGAGGTGCCGCTCAAAACTTCCATGGTCGCCGAGGGAAGCGAACTGGAATTTTTGCACGACAAGTGGGAGTTCGGGGTGATGGCTTCCCGCAATGTGGGCGTGGGACTCTGGCAGCACGCCTGCCGCATCAGCATGACGTAATTCTCCTCCCCGGAGACGGCAAGGGGCGGGTTTTCCCGGCCATCCACATGGTGGCCCCCCGCCCCGAGCCGGGAAAAAAATCTGAAATCTGAAATCTGAAATCTGAAGAGGGAAAAGATGGGAATCGAGAGAGTGACGGTCAAGGGATTTAAGCTGGAGGTCGGGGTAGGGAAGAAACTCCAGCTTACGGAAGAGCAGGCGGGGGTGCGGATGCACAGCCTGACAAAACTGGACGGGGATATGTACCTGGTCGATAAAATCGTGGAGTTCAAGTGCGGGGAGGAAATCGGCATCGCGGCGGCGGATATCCCGAAAATCGACCTGCCGAAAACTGATCTCCCGGAAAAGCAGGCAAAAGCGAAAGCCCCTAAAGAGGCGAAAGCCAAAAGTAAGGGAATGCCGGGGAATAATACCGCGGCGGATACGCGGGTGGGGGATTTGGATCCCACGGCGTGAAAAGAAAATCTGAAGTGTGAAATCTGAAATCTGAAATTGAAAAGAAACAAACGAGGGGTGTGATGGGACTGCAGGACCAGATGGACGATGACCTGGACGGGATGCTGGACCTGAATGTGTTCGCGGTGAGCGCGATGGTCGGGGGGACGGTCATGTCGGTCGTTTTTGATGACGAGTACGGCGAGGCGCTCGGGGTCAATGGGACCTCGCCGGCCATCTGGTGCAAAAGCAGCGACGTGGCGAGTGTGGCAGTGGGCGCCGCGGTGACGGTGGGGGGTGGGAGCTATACCGTAGCGGGGATTGAGCCGGATGGGACGGGGGTGACGAAGATAAGGCTGCAGGAAAGCTAAAAAAGAATTGAACCACGGAGACACGGAGAACACGGAGAAATACAAAAAAACTTTATGAAAATAAAGACCAATACAAAAGAGTTGAAAGTCCTCACGAAGAAACTGGGGAAGATGAAAACCGGGGTGCGCGGGGCGACGGCGCGGGCGCTGAACCGGGCGGCCCAGCGGACCCACACCGCCATCCTGCGGGAAGCATCGAAGGACCTGGGAGTCACGCAGAAACGGATAAAAAGGAGGGTGCGGCATCAGCGACGGGACCAGGCGAGCGTAGAGCGGCAGCGGAGCCAGGTGTACCTGGTGATATCGGATGCGCCGGTGAGCTGGCTGGGGAAACCGAAACAGACACCGAAAGGAGTCCGGGTCAAGGGCAGGTTGTACGAGCGGGCGTTTGTGGCGAAAGTCGGGCAGCATACGGGGGTGTTCCGGCGGAAACAGATGGGCGGCGGAACGATGGACCCGAAGCGGTACCAGGCCATCATGATGCGAGGGATGGTGAA